AACGAAAACAGACCTTATCAGTCAATTGACAGATATGACCTCTCAAGTCTCAAGAGGCACTGCTAAAATTGAGGAACAGACAAAGATTTTAAATAATATAGTAAGACAACTTGATGAAGCAGAAGCACCTAGACGTGGAGCGCAGATTAGAAATATTACAAAAGATAGTCCTCTTGATGAAATACTACAAGATCTAGCCGAGAGAGCAGGTACGTCACCTGACAAAGCTAGAACAGCTTTAGTTAATAGAGCTAATGAAGGATATGCACCTAATGATCCAAAGAGGATGAGGTTTGATGATGACAAAACATTAGAGGCTTATACACAATCTAAAATACAAATGGGCTCAAAAGACGAACTTTTAGAAGATGTGATTGATGCAGCGCCAAGCAAAAGATCTAAAAGCATATACGATGAAATAGCAGAAGATGAGATGTTACCTTTTGGCAGATCAGGTGAGGCTGATAAACCAAATACTCCCGGAACACCACTAGGTTCAAGAGACGATTTAGAATTTACAAAATTTTCCACAGATGATGATGATCTTATGTCAGGAATAGCAAGAGCAGAAAAAGCACTAGCTCAACAAAAAGTAGACCAAAAAGCTATTGAAGAATTAATGGCTGATCCTGAAAACTTTGGTAAGAGTATTGATGAACTAATGCAAATGGTTCAAGATGACAAAGTTGTACCTATCATAAAATATCTACCTAACCCAAAACCAAAGAAAGCAAAAGGTGGCAGAATACACGCGCAAGGTGGTGGACTGGGACTTCTTTTAAAAGCACTAGGTATGAAAGCACCAGATAAAATCGCTGATGTTAAGCAGATGAAAAATGTAGTTAGAAGTTCAGAAACTGATTTAACAAGATTACCAGATACACCAAAAAATAGACCAACCATAGATGAAGTAGAGCAAATGGTTATAGATGATCCTAGATACAAAGGTAAAACTCAATCTGAAATGTTTATGAAAATAGACAAAGAAAAAATTAGAGCGGATGTCGCGTACAACATGAATGTTGAACCAAAAGATATTCCTGATGATGTGGTTGATATGTTATATCAAGAAGGATATCATTTAAAGTTTGCAAACGGCGGAGCGATTGGTGTAGGAAGTTTATTTAAGAGGAAAAGATAATGGCAATAGATAAAGGATTATTTCAAGCACCAAAAAAACCAACACGTTCAAAATTAAATGTGCCTGCACCTCAAGACGCAGAAGCACTAAGAGTGCCTTTGGCAGAAAAGTCGCCAATAGAAGTAAAGCCAACAGAGGACGGTGGAGCAGAGATAGATTTTGACCCACAGGCCATGGCCATGGAAATGGGCGAGTCTCAGGGCAACTTAGCAGAAGTATTGGAGGAAGATGTTTTAGATCCACTTGGCTCTGAAATGTTAAATAGTTATGAGGACTACAAAGCATCACGCGATGACTGGGAGCAGTCTTATATTAAAGGACTAGACTTACTTGGTTTTAAATACGAAGACAGGACAGAACCATTTCAAGGCGCATCTGGTGCAACACATCCAGTGCTTGCAGAAGCTGTAACACAGTTTCAATCACTAGCTTATAAAGAACTATTACCAGCAAATGGACCAGTGAGAACACGCATAATAGGTAAACACACAAAAGAAAAAGAAGACCAAGCAGAGCGTGTTAAAGAGTTTATGAACTATCAACTCATGTGTGAAATGCCAGAGTATGAACCAGAAGTAGATCAGATGTTATTTAATCTACCTCTTGCAGGTTCTACATTTAAAAAAGTTTACTATGATTCTGTTCTTGGACGTTGTGTATCCAAGTTTGTGCCTGCTGAAGATTTAGTTGTTCCTTACAGTGCAACATCATTAGAAGAAGCAGAGTCAATTATGCATGTCATTAAAATGACAGCCAACGAACTTAGAAAACTACAAGTTGGTGGTTTTTATAGAGATATTGATTTAGGCACACCTGCTTATCATGAAGATGAAGTTAAAGAAGAAAAGCAAGACATAAGTGGTGTATCAACTACAAACAAAGATGAAATATTTACACTGATAGAGTGTCACGTAGATTTAGACTTGGATGGTTTTCAAGACATGGGTAAAGACGGAGAACCAACAGGTATTAAACTTCCATACATCGTAACTGTAGAAGAAAGCAGTGGTGAGGTTTTATCTATCAGAAAAAACTATGCAGACAACGATCCTTTCAAAAAAAGAACTGAATACTTTGTTCACTTTAAGTTCCTACCAGGACTAGGCTTCTATGGATTTGGTTTAATTCATATGATCGGTGGTTTATCACGAACTGCCACTGCCGCGTTGAGACAACTTCTCGATGCCGGAACCTTGTCTAATTTACCAGCCGGATTCAAGATGCGAGGCATTAGAATTCGTGACGAAGCTCAACCGTTGCAGCCGGGCGAGTTTCGTGATGTAGATGCCCCTGGTGGAAATTTAAAAGATGCATTTCAAATGTTGCCTTACAAAGGTCCAGACGGAACACTATTATCTTTGATGGGCACCGTTGTAGCAGCAGGTCAACGATTCGCGTCTATTGCTGACATGCAAGTGGGTGACGGTAACCAATCGGCAGCCGTGGGCACCACAGTTGCATTATTGGAGCGAGGATCGCGGGTCATGTCTGCTATTCACAAAAGATTATATGCTGCAATGAAAAAAGAATTTATGCTTATTTCAAATGTGTTCGCAGATTATCTACCACCAAACTATCCATACGATGTTGTAGGTGGACAAAGACAAATTAAACAAACAGACTTTGATCAAAGGATAGATGTTATACCTGTTGCAGACCCTAATATCTTCTCACAGACACAAAGAATTACAATGGCACAAACACAATTACAAATGGCGTTGTCAATGCCTAAAATGCACAATCTGTATAACGCTTATCGAGACATGTACGAGGCTTTGGGTATAAAAAACATTGACGCAATATTGCCGCCACCTTCTCCACCACAACCAATGGACCCAAGTGTAGAACATATGATGGCTTTATCGCAAAAATCTTTCAAAGCGTTTCCTGGACAAGATCACACAGCTCACATGAAAGCGCATATTTCGTTCATGGGTACACAACTTGCACGAACAAACCCAAATATTTTGGCTGCAGTACAAAAAAACATACTAGAACACATAAGTTTGATGGCTCAAGAGCAAGTTCAACTAGAATTTAAGGAAGAAATGGCTCAAGTTAAGGAAATGACAGCTCAAATGCAACAAATGGGTGCTATGAATCCTCAAATGATGCAGCAAAACCCACAAATGATGCAAATGACACAACAAATTAAGTCACTTTCAGAGAAAATAGAGTCTAGAAAAGCTATTTTGGTGGCAGAAACAACTGCTGAGTATATGCAAGAGGAGAAAAAGGTGCTAAACCAGATAGATAATGACCCATTATTGCGTTTAAAAGCTGATGAAGTGCAAATTAGAGCACGAGAAGAGCAAAGAAGACGTGATGCAGACGAAGAAAAGAGCAATTTAGACCGACTCAGACTGGTTCAAAACAGAGAATTAGCAGAGGAAAAGATGGATGAAAACGATAAACATCAGAAACTTAGGGCCGCTGTTTCACTTGCAAAAGCAGGTGTAAAAGACATGAAAACAACTGTGATAGAGGATAAATAATGCCTATTGATGCTGATGTAAAAGGAGGATACGGAGATCCAGGAAACAGACCAAATGATCCTAGAGGTAATAGAGACAGAGATAGGAATAGACCTTTCGATAGTGGGTACGTTTCTACTTACTCACCACCAACAGTAACTACGGATCCACAGTTATTAAGTGCTCAATCCATGGCTGCAGCGGCGGCGGATGTGGACGCTGGTGGGGCAAATGTTTTTGGAGGCGATGGATCGGGTAAGAGTTTTGGAGAAAAACTACAACAGGCAAACTCACAAGGTTTAGCAAACGTTGCAGCAGCAAACCAGGCCACAACAGGTAATGTCTTTACTCAAGGTATAAGTAATATCTACAACAGATTTATTAATAATCCTTACGCACAAACAACATCGCAATACACTTTTAATCCTGGTTTAGCTTTTACTTTTAATCCTACTAAAGTTGGTATTGGAACTGGATTTCTTGGTCTTGCTGGTTTGACTCCTCGATTTGATGAGGACGATAAATTAACCAGCACCGGATTTTTTGGAAGTGAATACGGAAATTTAAAAAATGCACTTAATCCTCTTAATTATGAAGATGTGGCAAAAGAAGATTTTGATGCTATGTTAAACGAAGTTTTTAAACCGGATGACTCAACAAAGGGGTACACGGTTGACTTTGATGCAGGAGAGGCAGAAGCTCAAAAGTTAGGTTTTGGACCTCAATATAGATTTCAACAAAATCCTGTATTTGGTGAGGACGATCCATCAACACCAGAGTCAGAGTCTTTTAACCCAGAATCAAGTGTTGTTAAAGACTTAGAAAAAAATTTAGGATTGGACGATGGATCGATTGGTAATTTTAAAGATTTTGCAGATGCAAAAAGAGAACTTGATAGAAAAATGGGTGGTGGAGATCGAAGAGGTTCACCAGCAAATTTAGTATCAAATATCGGTGCAGATGGGGGCACAGGTGGGGGCACAGGCGGTGGCACAGGTGGGGGCACAGGCACTGACACATCTCCTACTTATAATGATTTTACAGAAGCGCAAAAAGCAACAGTTGATAAGATGACTGGTGTTCTTGGTTATGATATGCAGTACGCTATAAATTATATTTTGGGTGGCGGACCAACTTTTTAATGGCTATTAACAGATCAAAATTAGGAAAGACAACTGACAAAAAACAAAAGAAAGTCAGTAAAGTAATGCGTGAGTTTAAAAAAGGTAAATTAAATATTGGACAAAGTAAGAAAAAAGTAAAGAATAGGAAACAAGCCATAGCCATCGCACTTAACGAGGCTGGGATAAAACAAAAGAGGAGACGCAAATGATCGAATCGATAAAAGCAAAAGCAGTCGACAAATGGAACTCGATGGGTTGGAAAACTAAAGCCATCGGTGCAGCAGTTGTCGTAATTATAATCATAGCAATAATCACATAATCACATGATACTTGACGTAGTCAAACTAGCAATCGGCGCTGGCACACACATAATGAAAAATAGACAGCAGCGT